CGTCAAGGCCAAGGCCGTCAAGCGTGCCCGCGTCGAGTCATGGGCGCAGGCCCAAATCGCCATGCATGAAACGAACTGCAAGGGCGGCTGGAAGGCTGCGTCTTGCGTGGTGCATTGGTACGCACGCGACTCGCGCAGGCGCGACCGGGACAACTGCCTGTCGAGCCTGAAGGCCACCTTCGACGGTCTAACGGATTCCGGGCTGCTCGTCGATGACAGCGGCATCACGCACCTGCCGCTCGTGCTGGCGGTCGATCCCAAAAACCCTCGCGTAGAACTGCATCTCACACAGGAGGCCGCGTGAAGCGCAAGACCAAGCCCAAGCCGTCAAAGATCGGCGAGATTGTTGTGCCACCGCCGCAGATACCCGTGGGCATCCAACCGCCGTGGACGGTGACGCACCACGGACGGAATGTGCATGTGGTCGATGTGCCGTTCTTCCAGACCAGCGGCAAGAGTCAATGGATTCTGCTCCTAGCCGACAATCACACAGACAATCCATCTGCTGACCGCAAGATGGAGGAGCGTCTGCTGCGCGAGGCAGTCGAGAAGAAAGCGATCATTTGCAGCATCGGCGACACGCTCGACTTGATGGGCGGAAAATCGGACAAGCGGCAAAACAAAGCGGCCATGCGTTCTAGCCTGCTGGCTAGCAACTACTTCGATGCAGTCATCGAAGATGCGGCGAACTTCTACTCGTCCATCCCCGGCGCGGTCGAGCATTGGGCAGTTCTGGGAGAGGGCAATCACGAGAGCGCGTACCGGAACAAATCTGAAGTCTGCCCGGTGCAGAACCTTGCGCGTGCCATGAAGTCTCGCGTGCAGAGCCAGTTGCAGGCAGGCGGCTACACGGGCTGGATCGTCGTACGGCTCAACATCAACAAGACCATCTTGCCATTCACCCTGTACTACGCGCACGGCGCATCCTCCGGCGGTCAGCAGTCCATGGGCATCCTCGACGCGAAGCGCACGCTCGCCTATGTCGAGGGCTGCGACATGATCTGCATGAGCCATACCCATGACTCCAATGTGGCCGGGACGGCTCGCCTGAAACTTGACTCACACAACGGCCTGTATCAAGTCAAGCAACGCCATGTTGACTTTTGCCGCATCGGTTCCACGAAAAATGAGTGGAAGGCAGGCGAAGGTTCTTGGATCGTAGAAAAGGGCGTTGGCCCCAAGCCGATCCGGCAGAAGTGGGTGCGGCTCTGGGTTCAATGGGAGACACACAGGCCGAACAACGGGCATCACCGGGGCCGTCCTCGGCTGTGCTGGGATGTGATCGATGCACAATGAGGCGCGGCTGAAGATCAACGGGCGCAGATGGCGCGTGCGACTGGTCAAGGCCAGCGAACTGCCACGCGACCGCTTCGGCGACTGCGATCATCCGCCGGGGCCGCATCCGACCATCCGCGTGCGCCGCGACCTGTCGCAGCAGCGGCTCGCGGAGATCGTGTGCCACGAAGTCCTGCACGCAGCCGTCCCGGCTCTCTCCGAGGAAGCCACGACAGAGGCAGCAGCCGTCCTCGGGCGTGTCCTTTTCTCTTTAGGCTGGCGCAGGAAGCCGCTACCATCCCAAAAGCCATGAGCGAACAGACCGAGGTAAAGATCGGCAAGCAGGTGAGCCTCCAGACCTTCATGCAGGGCGTGCAGACCATCGTGCTGCTCGGCAGCATCGCTGGCGCGTTCTTGATGGTGGGCCGCAAGGATCAGGCCATCGACAATCAAGCCGAGCGGCTGAAAGAACTCGCAGCCATCACAGCAGACCTCGCACGCACCGTATCGACCCTCTCCGCTACCGACCGCGAGTACGCAGCCCGCATCGACAGCATCCAGTCCCGCATCGACCGACTTGAAAGGAAGCCATAAATGGCGAACGCAATCATCTCGACCGCACAGCCTGCATTTCAGACTACGGGCCTCATCACCCTGACCTCCGCGCAGGCTTACGATGCCGCCAGCCCGACGGCGACCAAGCCAAGCACCACCAGCCAGTCCGCGCTGCTTTACGACATCGGCACGAACTATCCAAGCCTGCTGCGCCTGACTCCGATTGCTAGCAACAACAACTTCACGGCTGTCGGCATGCGCGTGGTCGGTTGGAACTTGTACAAGCAGACGGCTGGAACGAAGGTTTGGATTCCGACCGTGCTTGCAGATGTCACGCTTGGCTACACCAGCGGCACGGTTGCCAGCCTGTCCATTGACAGCGTGACCACCTATTTCTTCAGCAGCGCGACCATCGGCGCAGGCGTTCCGACCGTGAACGCCTACAGCCCTGCGACCGCTGCCACGACCAATGTGCAGCCCGCTAGCGTCATCGTTGATGCCGTCGGCTCGCAGTTGATCACCCTTCAGTTCAAGGCCACGGGAACCACGCCGAATATCGGCGCATTCTGGGCGACGATCTGATGCGGACGCGACCGGACAGGATGCCCCGGCGCATTCAGCGTCCGGGCATGTTCACGAGCGGCGATGGCTCAACGCTGTCGCTCGACTTCACATCAGGCGTTCTTGACCCGCGATTCACCTTCACGCGCAACAGCATTGGCACCTACACCAACAGCAGCGGAATTGTCACCACGATGGCCGCGGCTGCATCGAACGATCCGACCAAGGCGCGGTTCGATTATGACCCAACGACGCTGGCCGCACGCGGGCTGTTGATCGAAGGTGCAGCCACCAACTTGTTCTATTACAGCAACCCAGTTGCCATTACAGGAGCCTATTGGGGAGCGGGTGGATACACGCTTGGAACTGGTGCAATTTCACCCGATGGAACGAACACATCCACTCGCTTCACGGTCAATTCAAACAGCGGTGCTACTTGTTCGATGCAGCAAACCGTGACAATGAACGCCACTTCCTGCACATTCTCAATCTGGTTCAAGAATGGGAACTTGACTGGAAGCAGTAGTGTCGCTCTCACTAGTGTTGCTGTGCGAAATGCAACTACCGCAACCATTTTGCTGCGGTTCTATTTCAACGCAACGAACCCCACTTCCATCACCTATGTCACCGGAAGCAGCGGTGCAAGCGTTGTTGCATATCCGAACGGGTGGTATCGCATTTCCGCAACGGTCACAAGCGGCATCACATCCGGCAATTCGATCACGGGCTACTTTGCTGGGCTTGGCTCTGGAATCAGTGGCGAATTGAACAACTACGCGGACTGGTGGGGGCCGCAAATGGAACAAGGAACCGCAGCAAGTTCATTCATTCCGACGAGTAGCAGCACTGGGCAGCGCGCAGCGGATAGTTGTGTGATGAGCGGTACGAACTTCTCTTCTTGGTTCAGCGCAACGCAGGGAACACTAATTGCAACATGGAGCGGAATCGGAACCACGAGTGGTCGATATGCAACCATCAACGATGGCAGTGCAAGCAATCAGATTTGGGTTGGATACTCTGAATCGGCAATCTATAACGGTTCATTCCAAGCATCATTTGGAACCGCTGGAACAGCAAGCGGAAAGGTCGCATTGGCATATGCAACCAATGATGCTGCGTGGTGTTTCAATGGTGCAGCAGTTTCAACAGACACAAGCGTGACACTTCCCACCGGGCTGAATCAGATTGCCGTTGGCAACAGCCAAGCCGGAACCGCTCCCATCAACACTTCGTTGAGGTCGATCAAGTATTTCCCAACAAGACTTGCAAACGCAACTCTTCAAATCATCACGACATGAGCGACTACTACCTACGCACCAATACCGAGGAGCAGATGGTCGAAGCGTTTGCAGCCATCGGCGTTGAAGTGTCCGGCATTGATGGTGAGTGCCATAGCCTTGACGGCCAGCGCATCGACATTGGATGGATTGGCCCTGTAATCATTCCAATCACAAACGGTGAAGATCCAACCATTCAAGAGCAGCCGTTCGTAGACAATCGCTTCCATGCAAATCTTCGCGTAGCCGGAGAACTGACTCCGGCGCAGATCGCGGCTCTACCGATTCTTGACCCTCCACCGTCCCACCCTATGCGGGTCTGGGCCTAACGAAAGGAACCCATGAAGCAGAACTGGAAGACAACTTCGGCAGGCATCGCTGCAATCCTCGTCGCCGTCGGTTCGGCATTGAAGGCATTCACCGACAATGACCCGACGACCGTGCCAGACATCGGCGCGTGCATTGCGGCCATCATGGCTGGCGTGGGTCTAATTCTCGCCAAGGACGCGCAGAAGGCCGACTAATGGCGTGGCTTGCGTCACTCATCGCGGCCATCGTGGCCGAGGTGCTGGGCCGCTTCGGCGGCAAGATCGGCACGACGGAGGCAACCGATGCGAAGCAAGACAAGGCTCTACTGTCTCGCGCTGGCGAGCGCGTGCGCGACTGGGTGCGCTCGTGTCGCATTGGTAAGTGAAGGCAGCCCGGTGCGCGTAGGCCCGGAGTGTCGAGTGCGGGTTTACACCCTCACTAGTGACGGGTGGGAACTATCACCCAACGCCGTGACCATTCCCGAGGGCTGGTACTGCGTCCCGCCGTCGTTCGTGGAGAAGGACGAGCCGCGCTAGACTCGCAGCATGGCACGCAAGCCACGCAAGCAGCCGAAGAAGCCCGCAGAGCCGCCAGCCGTGGTGGAAGCACATCCGGCCCTCGACATCGACAAGCGCAATCAGAAGGCATCCTTGCGTCTACTACAGCGTGCCGTGACAGCCGGGTGGAAGATCCCGGATGCCGTCATGGAGCAGGCTCCCGACATCTGCTCTCGCATCCTGAACGATGACTTGAGCCAGTCCCGCGATCGCCTGCGAGCCGCCGAGGTGCTAGCGGCCATGATGCGCGACAAGGTGGCAGCAGCCATCGCGCTAGACAAGATGGAACGCTTGGACGATGGACAGGCTACGGAGCGAATGGAGATCAGCCCTGCCATCCAAGCACGCGCACGCGAGATCATCGCCAAGCGGTTAGGAACCATTGATCGACCCGGAAACTAGCGCGGTCATCGCGGCAGCGCGTGAGTGCCCGGATGTATTCGCCGAGTTGCTGGGCTTCAACCAGTCCGGCCTGCATACGGAGATGCAAGCGCACCTGTCGAAGAACGGCGACGCAGCCATCGGCGTTCCTCGCGGGCACGGAAAGTCCGTGCAGATCGGCATCCGCGAAGCGTGGGAGATTGGACGAAACCCGCACATCCGCATCAAGCATGTCGGACAGACCGTGGTCAAGGCGCAAGAGCAGATTCGCATGGTGGTGCAGATCATGCGCTCCGATGTCTACCGCGAGGTGTTTCCCGAGATTCAGATCGTGAAGCCCAAGCCTGATGACGATGGCTCTAGCGAGATCATCGTGAAGTCGGAAACCATGCACCGCGATCCGACGATGCAGGCTGCGAACATCTTCGGACGCGCAGGTGGCCGCGTTGATCTGTTGATCGGCGACGATGTGTGCGACCTACGCAACTCTGTCCTCATCCCGGCAGAGCGCGAAAAGGTGAAGGAGGCTTGGCGCAACAACTGGCTACCCATGCGAGACTTCAGCGCGGGTCGGCCCCGGACTTGGCGACTGTTCACCCCATACCATTCGGACGATCTGACTGCCGAATGGAAGCGCGTAGGCGAGCAGGACGGCACGCTGTTCTGGCGACCGTGCCGGGGCTTTGAGAGTCCGTGGGGCGAGGTGTTCACCCCAGACATTCTGCAATCGCAGCGGCGCGAGATGGGGCCGCTCGGCTACGCACGCGCCTACGAACTCATTCCTGTGTCGGACGAATCGCTGATTTTCCGGCCCGAATGGCTGGAGCAGGGCTACTACACGGGCGACCCTGATCACGCGGCCACCGCCAACGGCACGGTGGTTGCGGCGATTGACTGGGCATTCACCGCAAACGCCACGGGCAGCGGCGACTACAGCGTGTGCGTTATTGCCTTGATGGACTCGCAGGCCAATGTATGGGTGCTGGAATGCCTCCGCATGCAGGCCACATTCCCCGAGTTCCTGCGCCGCGCCGTCGATGCCTGCGACCGTCTAGGGGTCGCGCAGATCATCGCCGAGGGCAACGGCCCGCAGGCTGGCCTGTGCCAGCAACTCCAACAGTCCACCCGCATACCCGTGCGGAGAGTCGCACGCACGAAGGACAAGGTGACGCGGGCAAGTGAGGCGCAGGCGATGGTGGAGCAGCATCGGCTCCGGCTTCGGTGTCGAGCGGATGGCCGGGTCGAACCGTCCCAGCAGCCAATCGTGGATGAACTCGTCGGATTCCCTGCGGGAGAACATGATGACACCGTCGATGCCGTGGTGGATTTGCTAGAGCATGCCAGAACCCGTCGATATGATCCACGGGCAAAGCCATCCACAATCGCAAGCACCAAGCCGAAACTGTGGCGGCTGTACGGAAACAACCCCTAATGCCCAACGACGCGAACCAGACTCAAGGCGGCGACCAGATCCGAGTGGCTCCCGTGTTCCAAGCACTCGTCACCCCGGTCGAGATGCAGAGGTCTTACTACCTCTCCGTCAACAAGATCCTTCGGCAAGGCTCGCTGGCGTTTCGCAAGGATCGAAACCTACAGCGGCAGATGCGATACGACCCCGACATCATGGGGCCGCTAGTCATGCTGCAACTGTCGGTCGCGTGTGCGGAGTGGGCGGTGCAGGTTCCCGCCGACATGCAGGGCGACGAGCAGGCCACGGAGCAGGCTGCGTTCGTGGAGAAACTGCTGAAGAACACTCCACGCTTTACGGACATGATGCGCCATCTGCTCGACGCGCTCTGGTACGGGCGGTCGGCGGTCAACATGGTGTTCGGCAAGCAGGGCGAAACCATCTACATCCGCGACTGGATGCCGATCCACGGCGACAGCCTGACTATGACCGAACTGGGCCAGTTGGGCCTGAAGGTCGGCCCGCGCTACTACACGCAGACCATCGGCGGCGCAGCCCCGGACACGGACAAGATCAACGGCACGGTAATCGGCTGGGATAGCCGCGTGCTGCCGCTAGACGATCAGCAGCGAGCCACCATCGCGCTGCACACCTACCAGCCACAGGGCGTGGACTTTGACGATCCATACGAGGCAGAGAACGCCTACCTCGGTCGCGGCATGCGCGATCTGGTCTGGTACTACTGGTCGCTGAAGCAGGCCGCGCTACAGAACTGGGCGACCTACATTGAGCGATACAGCATGGGCATTCGCGTGGGCAACTACCCCGTGGGCAATGAGGCTGCGAAGGCTGACATGGAATCGGCCATGCAGAACTTGCTCGGCGATGTGTCGGTGCTGATTCCGAAGAACGCCGACGGCAGCGATGCGGGCTTCGGCATTGACATCAAGGAACCGAATGGCGGCAACGCGGAAGCGTTCGCCAAGATGGTCGAGTACCTGACAGAGAACATCAAGGAAGTCATCCTTGGGCAGACTGGCACTTCGCAGGCGGTCACAAGCGGCCTTGGCTCAAGCATCGGCGACGAGCACGCGAAGACGCTAAACCGCCAAGTCACCTACATCGCCAACGCGCTGGCCGAAACCATCACGCGCGAAATCGTTACGCCTTTGTTCCGCATGAACTTCGGCGACGATGCCATTCCGCCTTCGTTCTCATTCAGCGTGAGCAAGCCAAACCCGGATGAGTACATGAAGTCGATTGAGGCGTTCACCAAACTGGGTGGCCGCGTCAGCGAGCGCGAAGCCCGCAAGGTGCTTGGCCTTGCCGAGCCGGAGGATGACGAGATGGTGCTTCAGGCTCCCGCCGAGGGCGGCATGGGCGGCGGTGGCATGCCTCCGCTTGATGTTCGCCCGATGGGCGACGAGCCGGGTGACGCAGGCCCGGAGGGCGATGCAGATCCGTTCAGCAAGGATCGCTTTGCCCTGTCCGATGTTGACCTGACCCCGCCCAAGGGCGCAGCCGAGGCCGCTGCTCGTGGGCTAGAACTGCGCCGCAAGCACGGTCGAGGTGGTACGGAAGTCGGCGTTGCTCGCGCACGCGACCTGTCGAACCGCAAGACGCTCTCGCCGTCCACGGTGCGTCGAATGCACTCGTACTTTGCGCGGCATGAGGTTGACAAGCAGGGCGAGGGCTGGGGCGAGGACAGCGCGGGCTACATCGCGTGGCTGCTGTGGGGCGGCGATGCGGGCAAGTCGTGGGCCAAGAAGAAGGCTGCCGAACTGGATCGCGCCGAGGGCAAGGACGAGCAGGCAGCAAAGTCCGACCCTGTGGGCGACAAGATCGCGCTGCTGATCCGTGAGGGCTACCCGCAGGATCAGGCGGTGGCTATCGCAAAGAGCATGGAGCGGCGCGGCGAACTGCACGCAAAGCGCGGCAGCAAGGATCGCTTCGATGGTGCGAACTGTGGCATCGGCGAGGGCGGCTTTCAGCCGGGGAACAAGTGCGCCGATGGCGGTGGCGGCGGTGGCGAGCAGCCAAAAGGGGGCGAGGGCCGCGAACGCGCCGCGCCGAAGAAGGAACGCCGACGCGACCGGATCGAAGGCACGGACGAGGAAGTGAAGGATGAGGTTCGCAGGATTGAACGAAAGATCAAGCGCATTCAGTCGAAGCGAGCAGCATTGAAGAATGACTTGTCGGCAGTCAGCAAGCCGATGTCTAGCGAGCAATGGAAGCAGACGGTGGATGCTGCGGCACAGCAGAACATTAGCGAGCGGTCAAAAGAAATCATCGTCAAACTAGAAACGCAATATGCGGAAGATCGCGCTGCACTAGATCGACACTTTGCGCCGCTAATTGCCGAAGCAGATGCGCGCATAAAAGCAGCAAATGAGCGCGTAGCCGCAGCAACAAAGAAGATCGAAGAAATTGACGAGCAGAGCAGGAAAATGCACTTGGAATTCCGCAAGAAGTTTGGCAAAGAACTTGATGCCAAGCGGGCCAAGAAACTTGGACTTCCTCCATACAAGGCAGAGAACTCCATGCGTGGTAAGAAGTCGATGTTCTCCATTGCTGAACAGAAGATGCGATCCGCATACGCTGCGCTGGTGAAGCAATTCAATAAATACTCCAAGATGAGCAGCATGGCGATGGAAACCATTGATGAAAGCGATGCTCTGTACGATGCCATCGGCGCAATCTTGACTGTGGCTCGCCGTAGCAAGTGACGGAGTTTGAGCGCATCTACAGGCGCGGACTAGCCGATGTCCGGCGTTGGTATCTCGCGGCCCTAGCCGCGCAGGTGCGCGACGAGCCGGAGGACGCTGCCGAAGCGTGGGAGCGGTACGGCGAGGTGCTAGGGCAGGTGATGACGCTGACGGCCCTAGCGGGCGCGGCGCAGGCCCACGCGGCCACCAAGGAGCAGGGAGCCGACTGGGAGTCCGGAGAATGGCCGGAGGAGCGTCCGGAGACATTCGCGGCTGCGTCGGCGGGCTTCGGCCCCGGCGCGTACTGGAAGGCCATCCAAGCCTTCAGGAACCGTATCCCGCGTTCATGGTTGGAGGTGCGCCGTATCCGGGCCAAGATGCGGCGGCTGGCAGAGCGAATCGCCAAGGCCGAGAGCCGAGAAGCCATCCGCGACTTGTCCAAGCGGCTGCAAGCGTTGCAGGACACGCTGTCCGGATCGTTCCGCGTCAAGGGCGCAACCGACGCGCAGGCTCGCCGCATCCGTGACCTGATCGCGCAGAGCATGGTTAACCAGTCCATCCCAAAGGGACTCAAGACCGGGAGCCTGTCTGCGTTCATTCGCAGGGCGCAAGTCGAAGGCATCATCGGCATGACCTCCTCGCGGCTGGAGACTGTCTACCGCACCAACACGGCAACGGCCTACAACGAAGCAACAGCAGAAACGATGGATAGCCCTGCGGTTGCGCGATGGGCTCCGCTAGTGCGGCTAGTCGAGATTCACGATAGCCGGACGCGAGGCGCACCCGGAGGCGTGTACCGCCCAAAGGGCAAGAGCAAGAACCCCGGATCGCATTGGCAGATGGATGGATACATTGCCACGGCGACTGACATGCGCTCGCAGGGTCTTGTGCCGCCGAACGGCTTCAACTGCCGAGGCTCGCTTGAGCCTGTGACCTTTGACGAGGCCAAGAGTATGGGCTTCATCCGCAAGGACGAAACTCTAGATCGTGCTGCGTTGGCACGGTATAACGCAACCCGGCAACGCATCATCGACAGAGGCGACTACCCCGACCCCGGATTCAAACGATGACCAACAAGACAGAAGATCGGTTCTACTTCGGCAAGCACGGCCAGCCCGAGCGGTTTGCGGCGAACGATGTTGATTTGTGGAACTACTTTGCAAACCTTGATTTCAACTTCGTCAAGCAAGGTGAAAATGGCGTTGCAAATTATGAGCGGATGGCAAAGAAGGCGTTGACCATGCCGGATTTCACTCCTCCGGCTCACCGTGCAAATGGCCCAAGTCTGCATCAGATGGCAAAGCAGGCTCTTGAAAACATCAAGAAGCACAAGGAAGCCGTTTACCGTTACAAGAACCGCGCTCCGTGGGATAGATACGCCCGCCCCGGCCAGCCCGAGCGGTTCGATGCGTCGAGCCTTGACCGCAAGGGGTTTGCGGCGGCTTCGTCCTCGCCCATGCTTGGCAAACTGCTCTCCGAGAAGCAGATGCCGGAGGGCGGATGGCGTGCGGTCGAGACTGGCGGCGGTGCGCTGGTCATTTCGTTTGAGGACGGCGATGTGGCTGGGAACTTCGCTCGCCGCGTGGCGAGCAACGGCTACAGCGCGACTGCTCCGGTGCAGTCCATCGGACGCTACTGGAATGTGGAGGTGAAGAATGGCAAGTGAAAACGAAGTGCGTTTGCAACTCAAGGGCGGTCGCTCAATCAAGATCGTCCGCACCGAAACGCCGACGGGCGGCATGTGTAGCATCCCAGAAATGCCCGAGATTGCGGCGCATCAGAACATCTCCGTGATTCGTGATCGCCTGCGTGGCAAGGGCTTGCTTGCCTCCCGCCCCGGCGAGAAGGACATGATGGTTCAACCGAAGTTCAAGGTGGGCGATAAGGTTAGGAATACACATGGCGATGTGATTGGATTTGTTTCAGGCTTGTCGATGGATACCAACCTCGAGCCTGTGTATCGACTTGTTGACGAGCGAAAGCGAGGCATCGGGCAGTTCAAGGAGCGTCACTTGATGCTTGCTTCCCGCCCCGGCGCGAAGGCGACCTTCAAGGTCGAGGATCGCTTCTACTTCGGCAAGGGCCGCAAGGAGCGGTTTGATCGCTATGGGTACGAAAAGATGGATTATGATCGGCTGGTGCGCGAGAGTTGGCATTTGAAGGATTCTGCGGAATACGCAGTAAGTCTTGGGCGAAAAGATAATGAACTCCGACAGAAAATGAGTGCGTTGCAAAAGGAGTTCACTCGACGCGGATTCACGGCAGCAGCCACGGTTTTGGATGCAGCATTGCGAAAGCCATTCTCCCGCCCCGGCCAGCCCGAGCGGTTTGCAGATGATCGCCTAGCCAAGTTCCTTGATGTGTACAACAAGAACGAGGACAACAACTACCACTCCGAAAATGTTGTACTGCTTGCCAAGTTCCTTGGAAGCACCGACGATGTGGCGCAGGCGCAGCGAATCGCTAATGAACAACGCCGATCATCGGATGGCATCTCCGAGAAGTTGTACAAGGAGCGCACCGAACTGAACCGTCGATTGCTGTCCAAGTTCCGCTCGCGGTATCCGCAAGCCGACATCTAACCATGCCAGCATCTCACACCGTCGAAAAGACCGAAGAAGGCAAGGTTCGTATCAAGAACCTTGAGTTGTTCATGGGCTTCGATCCGTCCATCGACTCGGACGATGACGAGGCCATGCAGGGGTACGACAATCGCAAGGTGCGCGACATTGTTTCACGCACCGGGAAGTTCATCCAGCGCGGCTCGCGTCCCAAACTCGTCATTGAACACGAGAAGGACGGCAAGCCCACGCGGCCCGAGGCGGTCGGCGACATCACAAGCGTTCGCTACGAAGAGCGCAACGGCGTTGCCTATGTGGTCGGCGATGTGGAGATGCCGAAGGAGGCGTTCGATTCGCTGCTGGCGACCAACGCATTCCCTCGCCGCAGCGCGGAGATTTGGAAAGACAATCATCTGTCGGAGGTGGCTCTGCTTGGGCGTGACACGCCGCGCAGGCCGCTGCCGGATACTCGATTCACGAAGCACGGCTCAAAGGTGGTCTTTGAGCGTCCTCTTGGAGTGGTGCGCGTTTCTATTGACTCCAAGGATTCATTTGGTGAAATGGTCGGCGTGGGTGGAGGTCTGAACACCTTCATCCCGACCGCAGATATCAAAAGGAAGAACATGGCACAGAAGAAGAAGAAGATGGAAGCGGCAGACGAAGAGGCCAAGAAGGCTCTTGAGGCCGCTGCCGCTATGGAGTGTGCGGTCGAAGAAGACGAGGACAAGATGGCCGAGGAGGCCGATG